AAGACTCGATGCCGTCCCCGAGGTCGACCGGGATGGCCCGGAAGTCGAGGCCCAACTTGACTACGTCACGGCGTACTTCTTCAGTCATCGCTGCTCTCCTTTGTTCGAGCGATTTGCCGTGGACCGGGGCGAACCGAAGGAGAACCCCCGGTCCACGGGTGGGAGCAGCGTAGCAATCACGCCGAACCGGGGTCCGGCAACGCCGGAATCTGCACCTGGACCGTCAGGTCCACGAACATCACGGAGCAGGTGCCGGGGTCGCTCAGGTCTGCGGAGATGTCGTCGATCCGGAGGTCCAGTCCCGAGCAGGCGAGCGCCTGCCAGAGCAACTCAACGTCCTGGAGTTGGTCCTGGGTGTGCTCGGTGAGTTCGTCGGGCGGAGGGATCTCCCCCTGCTCGTTGATGATGGGGCGGCACCGGGCCAGCACCATCCGGAACTGAGCAGCGGTGGTCCCACCCCGGCAGGGACGGATGCGACGCACCTCATCGAGCGTGGAGGCGTCCGCGTCCATGAGGCGGCGGAAGTGGATGCTGATCTCACCGTTGGCCTCGTCGCCGAGGTCAGGGTCCTCACACTCGCAGCACTGGAAGATCACCGGGATGCCGTGGGTCTGGTACACCTTGCACACGGGCCGTAGAGCATCGCTGAGGGCGTCTGACACTGCCGTCAGAAGCCTGTCAGCCACCACCGCTAGGGTGTCAGCCACAACAGCCCCCCGAGACGCTCAGAGCGCCCCTACGCGCCGCAGCGAGGTCCGGGCTGAACACGGCCCCCGGCAGACGAGCGCCGTGCGGGTTGACAGCGTGAACCCACGCGCCGAGTTCCGGGATGAAGGTGTTCACCTCGTCGTCGCGCAGGCGCACCGTGATGCCCTGACTGGTGACCGTGGTCACGTTGGACGGGAGGCGGCACTTCGCGCCCGTGCAGGACAGGTAGAGTTCCTTGACCAGCCGAGCGGCCACGTCCAGCGCCCACGCGTCCGGCGGGCTGCCGATGACGGCGTCCACGACGAAGGCCTCACCCTCACCCGCGTTGGACCACTTCTCGTCCTTCGTAGGCCAGCGGTCCGGCGGCACCCGGTACAGCGTCTTCGAGTCACGGTCGTAGCGCCACGACGTGGTCGAGTACTCGTCCGCGCCCAGCCGAACACGGGAGACGTCCCAGACGGGGAGGCTGAACGGCCCCTTCAGGGGCAGGGCGTCAGCCCCGCCGCACGGCCACGAGCGGCACTCGCGACACTGGTTCAGCGGGCGGATCTCGACGTCACAGGTCCCGACCGTGTACGCCGACAGCCTCGTCATGATCGACGAGGCTGTCTCGACAGCAGCGATGAAGACCGGGTTCTCGGGGTCGAGGTCGGCCAACCCGCAACTGTCAGCGTCTACGGGCCAAGGACACGTGACCTCACTCAGGAGGGTCATCGTGTCCCCCTGCTCAGACCGAGCCGGGGTCGGTCGTGGCGATCGCGCCGCAGCCGTCGGGGGCCACGCCGCCGATGAACCGGAAGCGGTGGGTGCCGTCCTCCAGCGGGTCGGACAGCCACTCGGCGTCACCGGACACGGTGTCCAGCGCCAGCGGGATCGGACCGAAGCCGATGTTGTGGCTGGAGGTCGTGTTCCCGGTGATACGGACGTAGTTGTCCTCGCTGCCGGGAGTGCCCTCCTCGGTGACCGTCGCGCCCTTGAGCGGGTAGATCCGGACGAAGTCGCCGGTGACGCCACCGCCGCACTCGCCGAGGATCTCCTGCCACACGACGACGACCACGTTGAAGCGGTCGCTGACACCGTCGGCCCAGCCGACGACCTCACCGTCGTGCAGGACCTCCGTGGCACCGCCCGCGTTCGAGATCCAGGTGGGGTCGAGCCAGTGAAGGTCGACGTTCACCTCGATGGACTGAAGGCTCTTGACGCCGGGGATGTACCGCTTGATGGAGCCGTCGGCACACCGGCGAGTGAACTCCTCGCCGTCGTCCACGCTGTCGCTCGTCTCGAAGGACGCGGGACAGTCGTCGAGGTAGCCCATGTCGGCCCCGTAGAGGGGCGTGAGGCACTCGTCGGCCAGGAAGAGCCCGACCTTCTTGATGCGCCCAAGATCGGGCGTGGTGCAGATTCCCATTGTGTTACTCGCTTCCGATGTTGGGGCTGGCCGGACCTGTGTTCATCACGCGCTCCCGACGGCAGGGCTGGCCGGGACGGTGACGTCGATGTAGAAGTTGATGCACGGGTCGAACGCGACGATGGCGCTGCGCTGGGCGTAGGCCTCGTCCTCGTTGTTCCGGCGGTCCAGCGCGTTGAGGACGAAGGGCTCGTCCACGCTGGCCCACACCGGGCCGGTCGCCCAGAGCCGGATGGTCGTGGCGTTCTGCACCGGGTAGCCGACGCTGATGATCCACGGGGCGTTGGACGGCGACTGCTGGTCGTCGTTGTCGATCAGGTTGCGGGCGGCGAGGAACGCCGCCGCCTTGACCGGAGCGTGGAGCCACCACTGAGAGCCGAAGCCAGCGTCAGCCGCAGCCTGCTCCAGCGTGCCCACAGCCAGAGCGAAGTCGCCGTCCGCCACGGTGCCAAGACTGACTCCGTCCTCGAAGGAGGGGGTGCCGAGGCCGAGGCCGTCGGTGGCGAGTTGACGAGCCACGGCCCACTCGGTCGTGGAGTCAAGCCGCCCCTCCGCGTGCTTCTTCTGGTCCAGCCGGGACAGGCTGGAGCACGACGCACCCTGCGAGATGCCGAACGGGTTGAACTCCGCCACGGCAGTCCGGTGAGGGACGTCGTGGGCGGTGACACACCGGTCCATGAGGACCGGCTCCCCACACCCGTAGAACGGGATGGAGAGGCCCTGAAGCCAACCCTGCGGGGCAGGGAGCGAACGTGCGAGGAGGCCACCCTTCCGGGTGTCAACCTCGACCTCCGCGCCCTCCATGAGTGTCTGAGACATCAGGGCCTCTCCTTTCCGTTGCTACGAGCCGGCGATCAGGCGGGGCAGGCGACGTTGTCGCAGATCTCGACCGGGATGTCCAGGGCGAGAGCGTTGCAGCCACGGGCGAGCAGGCCCTCGTAGGACTCGGCGAAGGCCGCGACCTTGTTCTGGCGGTTGAGGTTGTGGTCCCGGATCTCGGTGCCGAGGTCCAGCGTGCCACCGTCGAGGAAGGTGAAGAACCCGTTGGGGGCCAGCACCGAACCGAGGGTGAGCGGGAACTGCGGGTCGGTGCCACCGGAGCCGAACTGGACGGGGTCCAGGTCCTGCGAGTAGACCGGGTTGATGCCCTCGTTGCTGAACGCGGTGTTGAGCAGGCTCGCCGCCACGTTGGGGTCGTCGACCGCCGAGGAGAAGACCCGACGGTTGATCAGGTCCAGGCGGACCGCCGTGAGCAGCGACTCGCTCACGAAGAAGTCCATCTGGACGTCCCCGAGGCGCTGGTCCTGGCGGAGCGCGGCGGCAGCGGTGGCGACACCGTTGACCACGTTGGCGAAGATGGAGCCGAGCGCGTCGACCGTGTAGGTCGACATGACCTGCGCCCGCATCTTCTCGAAGAGCAGGACCTCACCGCGACGGGCGTTCTGGATCGCCAGAGCGGCGAGGTAGCCCTGCCACTGCTCGGGGGCGAACCGGGTCTGGTAGTTGCCCACCGTGACGCAGGAGTAGACCGCGTCGACGCCGACCTCGTCGGTCTCGTCGCAGTCGACCTCGGCACACTGCTTCCAGGTGTCGGGGTCCGCCTCGTCCACGAGGTCGTCGTCCTCGCAGGTCCACACCCCGAAGCCGTCCACCGGGAGGCAGATGGCCGGGAAGAACGTGAACTTGCCTCGCGTCGCACCCAGCGTCGGCAGCGCGTTCCGGATCGGGCGGTCGGTGCTGCCCTGGACCGGGTTGCTGTAGATCGGCTGCGGGAGCGAGCAACAGCCACCGGCTGCGACCACGGCCTCGGGGCTGACGAACGAGTCGAGCAGCCGGGTGTCGGCGTTGATCTTGCCGGTGAGGGTGCGGTCCTCGGCGAACGAGGTCTCGATGCGGGCGACCCGCTCCTTGCCCGTCTTCAGGCTGCGGCTCGAGGAGTCACCGAACGCCTCGGCCAGCCTGCGGAGGTCGGCGGTCCCGTCGACCACGTCGCCGCCGATGAAGACCTTCGTGGTGGTGGCGGAGAGGTCCTTCGCCGGCTCGTTGACCTTGAGGCCGGGGGTGCCGGTGAGACCGAGGCGGGCGACCGCCTCCTGGACGGAGAGCATCTTGCCCTTCTTGACGGACTTGGAGTTCTCGGCGTCCGCGTCCTCCTCGTCGCCGTCCGCGTCCTCCTCGTCGCCGTCCTCGTCGCCACCCTCGGCGTCGGGGTCGGGGATGTCGGAGAGCGCCGCGTCGATGTCCTGCGCTGCGGCCTGCTCCTGCTCGGCGACGGCGTTGACGGCGGCGTCGGCGGCGAAGTAGGACTCGCGAAGGGTGGTCAGGGCGTCGAGGTCGGGGGTGGCCGAGCCGCGCAGGGCGTGGAGGGAACGGGCGATGACGTCGCGTGCCTGAGTGAGCTCGGTCAGCGAGAGAGTCTCTCCCGCGCCAACCCGACCCAGGATGCTGAGAGCCTGCTGGAGATCCATGGTGGACTTCTTTCGCGTCTGGAGTGATCAGGGACGCGGTAGCCACCGCCAGTTCGCTCTACACAGAGCCGATGGGACGAACCGTAACGTACGATCCGGCGATGCGCTACTCCGCGGGCTCATCTTCCGGAAGAGGGACGTCCGTGAGGAGGTCCTCGGCGAGCATCGCGACGGCCTTCTCGATCCGCTTCAGGCTCGCCATGACCTCGTCCATGTTGACCGGGGTGTCCTCGGTCGGCTCATCCTCGAAGTCGTCGCCGCACTCGGCGCAGAACCCGCCCTCGGGGTTGATGACGTGGACGTGGTCCGGGTTGGTCAGGGTCTGCGCGTCGCCGCCCGCGCTGGCCGCTACGGGCCACGCGGGGGTCGGCACGAGGTGGACACCGACCAGCGTGCGGCCACGGCCCGCAGGCCACAGTTCCACGCTGGGAGCCAGCGTCATGGCCCGCATCAGGGTGTCACGGTCCACACCGGGCATCACGACGCCGCTGATGGCGAGACCGTAGGGGGTCTCCCACGCACGGACCATCGCGAAGACGGTGTTCGCGTCGTCGCGGTGCCGGTTCACGTCCTGGAAGGACACGCCCTGCCGGGCGAGGCGAGCGTCGATGTGCTTCCCGCCGATGGTGAGCGCACCCACCCGGATCTTGGATCCGTCGGACAGGGAGACCTCCGTCCCGGTGTGGAAGCCCCGGTGCTTCGGGTCCACGTCGCCGGGGTACTGGAAGCACGCGCCCATGTCGCTTCGGTGGCAGACGCCCTTCGGCGCAGCGATGCCGTAGACGTGGCGGAGGCCGTTCTCGTCCTCCTCGCTGATGGTGAGCGGGACCGCCTTCTTCGGCTTGAAGTCGGCGAAGTACGCAGCGGGGAGGGTCGAGGTGCCAGCAGCGGCAGTGACCGCCTCGACGTCCTCCCCGCTGACGGCCTCGGGCCGGACGCCGGTGGTCATCCCGTCGACCCGCTCCAGCGCGTTGACGTAGCCCACGACGACGCCGTCGTGATCGTTGTTCTCGGGGTCCCAGATGATCGGGATGGGCAGCAGGTCGTCGTCCCACGTGAGGCTGCCGTACTTCAGCGTCCGGACGTCGCCGGTGTAGATGCCCTCGTAGGTGACCGGCCCCTCGACCGAGTAGCCGTCCTCGCCGAGGGTGAGGCGGGCGTTGGAGAACGCCGCCGTGTCGACGATGGCGACGTGACGCGGGCGGATGTCGGCGTTCGCGTAGATCTCGTTCGCCTCCATCATCTTCTGCATCGCGGTCTCTTCGTCGTCACCCGGCTGCGGCTCCAGGGAAGCGAGCCGCTCCGAGACCTCGGGGTTCAGGTCGTGCTTGATGGACACCGCCACGGCACCCTCGCGGAGGAGTTCCTGCACGCGGGCCACCAGAGCCTGAGTGCGGGGGTCCTCGGACTTGGAGAGGCTGCCCACGCCGATGATGCCTGCGGTCTTCTTCTCCTCGGCCTCACCCTCCGGCTCGTCGGTCTCCTCGACGGACCAGTCGTCCGGGAGCTCCACGTCGCAGTCGAGCGCCTTCGCCCGCTTCTTGATGTGGGCCTTCGCCTTGTCCTGGTCGGAGGCGCGGCCGAACGCGGAGATCGCGTTCTCCAGGTCAGCGCAGTCGGCGATCGGGAACGACCCGTCGGGCAGCGCCTCCCCGTTCTTCGCCATCTTGTCACGCTGCTCGGGCGAGTAGTCCTTGAAGTCCACGCTGTCCACGTCCTTGTCGTTGCGTCGTTCCTTGCGCTCGGGGCGCGTGCCGTCCGGGTTGAACGGACACTCGGGCCAGTCCTCGTACTTGTCGACGATCCGCTCGTAGATCGTGCAGATCTTGCTCTTGATCGCGGCCTTCTCCGACTTGGAGGCCCCCGTCATGCTCTCGACGCCGTGACCACCAGACACGGCGGACATTCCGCGGGGGACGATGTGCAGACCGCCGTCGTTGACGTCGCAGAAGGGGAGTTTGTACGCCTGCCGGGTCTTCGTGTCCTGGGACGTGTCGATGAAGAAGAACGCGTCGCGGAGTTTCTCCACCTCGAGCGCCCCGTCACCACCGGCCCACTCGAACACGCGGTTCGTCGCGGCCTCGCCGTCCCATTCCTCGTCACGGCCACCGATGGGGAGGTCGATGTTGCCTCCGACCTTGAACTCGGCGGCGTCGATCTCCAGCCACTCCATCACAGCCCGCAAAGTCTTCGGTCCGGGGAGCCTACCCTGCTTCAGACGGCTGAACGCGGCCTGATGGATCCCCATCTCCTCGGCAACGTCGCTCCAGGACAGTGGGATCCCCGCTCCGCGGGTCTCACGGGCGTCTTCAAGGGCTGCGAGGAGAGCGTAGACGTCCATGCGCCGCAGCGTAGGGGTCAATCAGTGCGATTTGCAAGCCCTTGCAGGAGTTTGGTGAGTTCTGCGTCCTGCAAAGGGACCGGATCGGCGCTGTCCAGGGTCGCGAGGACGTGCTCGGTCAGCCCGTCCACGAAGTTGTCCCCTGCACACGACCTCGGACCGAGGAACAGGAGGCTGTCGGACACGACCGAGGCCACATCCAGCCCTGCTGACTCCAGCGCGTGGAGTCCGAGGTGGGCAGGCACCGAGTCGTTGGGCAGATCGGACGGCAGCACGTCCCTCAGGGACTTGTGCGTGCGAGCCTTCGCACCCAGTCGGTCCCGTGCGCGGAACGTGGCGACGTCGATCCTCCCTCGCCACTCCGCGAGGGCGGTGGGATCCAGCGACTTCTGGTCAGCAGGGGCACCGGACGGGTCTTCACGGTCGGCCCGTGCCGCCCGCTGCCGGGGTGTCTCGGTGGTCGGGCTGTGCCCGCCCTCCTCCTTGTCCACGCCGATGACCGTCCGCCGCTCCCGCTCCTCGGGCGTGGGCTCTGCGTGGCTGGGGATGCCCAGCACTTCGCGGAGGTAGTCGCCGCTGACCTCGCCTCGATCGTAGGCGTCCTTGACGTCCTGGACGGTGGACCTCTTGGCGAGCAGGAGGGTAGGGTCCGGCCGGACCTCGACCTCCACGTCCTCGAAGAGAGTGTTCAGCACGTCGGTCGCCACCTGCGCGACGATGTTGGCCGGAGGCTCGATGTGCGCCCGGTACGAGTTCTCCTCGACCTGGAACGCGGTGGCCCTGCTCTGAGCGGACAGTCCCAGCAGGATCTCCGGCGGGATGGGCAGGCCGTAGGCCAGCCGGTGGATCATGGCCTCCATGCGCCCCTCGATGCGGGCGTCGTACGGGAAGTCCGGCACGACCCACGACAGGCCACCCATGCCGCGACCCGAGGCCATCGGCTCGACGAGTTCCTTCGCGCCGCGCAGGTGAACCGGACCCACGTCGGTCGGGTCGAGCATCTTGGCCCGGAGCGACTTGTCCCACTCCTCCCAGAAGTCGCCGCCCCCGGCGAAGTTCAGGCCGTCGGCGCTGCCGAGGATGCCGCGCATCCCGACCCGGTTCGCGCTCTGTGCCCGGGACAGTCGACCGAGCCAGTCCATGTCGCTGAGGATCGACAGGACACCGAACAGCGGGGCGTCCGGCTGCGCCGGGTCGATGGGTGAGGGCCACAGGCCGCGGACGACGTGGTCGGCCTCCGCGAAGATCTCCTGCTGCTCCGGGTGGATGACCGACACCACCCGCCAGGAGTCGTCCATGAAGACGTAGAAGAACTCACCGGCGACGTAGAGGTTCGTCGTCACCAGCCGGACCGTGCCGGTGGTCCAGCCGATGGACCGTAGCACCTCGGCCGACGCCCTCGTGTGCGGGTTGCTCTTCTCGCCCTTGCCGCCAGACCGGATGGTCCGGCCGTCGGCGAGTTCCAACTCCCAGTCCGCGGATCCGTCGACGAAGACGTCCCACTGCATCCGGGACATCTGGTCAGCGGCCCACCCCACGATGTACCGCACCTCGCCCACGGCCTCGTTCGCAGAGTGCGTGGCCCCGTACACGGTGGTCTTCGGGGCACCGGCCATCGCAGCCGCCGCTCCGTAGGCTCCGTAGTAGCCCCACGCCTCGATCTGCTGCTGTCGGACAAGGGATGCCGGTGCTGAGTACGTCATGTGTCAGTCTCCCTGGAAGTACGAGCCGAGCATCCCTGCGATGGCGGCTGCTGCGAAGGCGGTGATCAGCGCGGGTCCGAGCGGATCGTGGAACAAGATCAGGGAGGGAATGATGGCGAACCATGCGCCGGAGCACCACGGGCAGATCATCCACTTCTTGGTGACATCTGTCTTCAGCAGCAGGTGGTTCACCGGCTTCGCGATGCCGGTGTCGTCGTTCAGCACGGTCCAGAACCAGACGCTGAACAGTCCGGCGATGACGGCGACCTCGATCATGGCTGCTCCTTGAGGACGGGGCCGTCGGCCCACGGACACCACGGCATCATGCCCTTGTGTCCGTCGGTCTTCACGAACAGCACCGACAGGAACGTGTCGTTCTCCGTCAGGTGGAACGTACCGTGGATGTCCTTCGGGACGAACAGGGTGATGCCGTCCTCGTTCTCACCGACGACCTTGCCGATCGTGATGTCGCCTGCCCGTGCGCGGAGGTACTCGTTCATGGTCCCTCCTCGACCAGAGGTGCCGTCTTGGCGATGGCCTTGTGCGAGTACATCGAGGCCTCCTCCAGTTTCGTGAAGACGAGGGACTTCTCACGGCTGTCGGGCAACTTCATGTCGAGGTAGAGCGCCATGCCCTTGAAGTACTCACGCATCTCCACGTGCTTCGGCATCGTGGCCTCTGGCCCCTCGACGGTGGCCTTGTGGTGACCGAAGCGGTGCTCGATCTCTTCCTTGCCGATCACAGCAGGTCCTCCAGGGTCGGGTCGGTCTGGGTCTCGAGCGAGTCGGTCCACCACGATGTCATCGTCTCGGTGGACACCTTGCACTTCGCGAGTTTGTACTGACACGAGGAGCCACGGCGTCGCCACGTGATGTCGCCCTCGTCGTTGAAGCCCGCGCCCTTGGAGGTGGAGGTGTTCTTCACGGTGAAGTGAGCGAAGGGCTCCTGCGAGCCTGCGATGAACACAACACCCTCGCCCTCGTCGTTGATGAGGATGCGGCTCAGCCCGTACTTCCAGCCGGGGCCGACCACCGCTGCGATCAGGTCATGCGTCACGTTCATGCAGTCCTCCTCAGAACCTGCCCATTCGCACGCTGCTCAGGGCTGTCGGCAACCCTACAGGTCCTTCGGGCTGAGATACATGGCCCCTGACCGTGGCGGTGTGTCGTGAGCGGAGATACCAGCACGCCCACACCATCGCGTCGAGCCGGTCGGGCGACTTCGGTGACTCGCCCGGCACCCACTCGCACAACTCGTCTTCCAACTTCGTTGACGTGCCGACCATGTGAACGATCTGCTCGCTGACCTCCCAGAGCAGGGCGATCGGCTCCGCACGCGTCTTCTTGTTCTTGGTCGCGTTCACCGTCTGGATCGGGAGCGCGTGCCCTGCGGAGTTGAGCACCTCCTTCACCATCTGCCCGCCCTGATTGATCTCAGCCACGACCACAGCGTCGTACGTGTCGGCGGCAGCCTTCACCCGCGCCGCCCACACGTGAGGCGAGGACTCGTCCACAGACCGGTCGTCCAGGACATACAGGTGCCCCCCAGCGTCCTGCCCCACGACGACGATTCCACACGTCCCCTGACCAGTCGGCGG